ATCTGCTAAGATGGGAGCATTCTTCGGTACCATTGCAGCACCTTTTAAAAATATTGGTAAATTTCTACCTACTGTAAATTTCGATGCTTTGAAAGCTGCCTTTGGTTCTATGGACGAAGGAACGGGATTATTTGGTTTAATAGGAAAACTATTCAGCGCTTTAGATCCGCTACTTGCCCCCATAAAAAAAGTACTTGGTGTTCTAGCTAAAGGACCATTCCAGATCTTTCTTTCTGTAATAGATTTTGTTATGGGATTCTTCGAAGGATTTACTTCACCAGAAAACAAAACGCTATTTGATAAAATTACAGCCGGTTTAGAAGGTGGATTTAAAGGTGTTATAAAAGGCTTCACTGATGCTATGGATTTACTCTTTATTAAAATCCCAGCATTCTTTGCCGAAAAATTAGGATTTAAAGGTGTGGCAGAAAAGCTAAAAAGCTTTAGCTTGACTGCTTTGGTTGATCCTGCATGGGAAGCAGTAAAGAACTTCTTTAAGGATGCATTTGCTAATCCGGAACAATTCTTTAGCAATATAGCTAATACCTTAAAGGATATACCTATTCAATTCCTAAAGTCTTTATTATCTGTTGCACTACCGCCAAAGGACATGTTTAAATTTACATTGCCTGAAGCTGACCTTGGTCCACTTGGTAAGATTGGTGGAGCGCAAATAAATTTAAATCCTATTCCTGATTCTCTATATAAATTTGTCGGTATGGATGGTGGTAATACTGAACAAGCCCCGATACAATCAAGAGGTTCACTCGGAGAATTCGGTTCGCTTGGTGGTGCAAGAGCCGAAGATTTAGCCTCACCAGTCGCAGCAACTGCGTCATCACCAATTGTTGTATCAGATTCGTCGGTTAAAACAACACAGCAAATCCAAAATTCAATGGGATTAATTATGGATAAGTCAACACCAGCTAAAGATCTTTCGGCTGGTGGTATTTCAAGATTTGCCTTTAGCGATGCAGCACCATAAAGAAAAGGGAGCCGAAGCTCCCTAATCCCCATTATACCTAGTCGAAACCAAATATAATTTTCTCCTTTGTTGTTGCACCAACTTTCGTCCGAATCTTATTCAGCGACTAGGCCCATACGGGGTTGGCTTACCTTAACCTTCTTGAGCTAACTTAGCAAAGTAGCTCATCGTATCATCTTCATCATCCTTTTTTCCTTCGGACGATGATAGTGTATCAAGTTCTGAAATACTTTGTGCTGGCATTTCACGCGGTGTTGAAGCTGGTGCTTCGTTACCAAGTGAAATCTCATCACGTACACTCATTGGTGATACGGTACCAAGTACATTCTCAAGCTTTGTTTTTAATTCAGCGTAAGATTTATACTTGTTTGGACTAGTAAATTCTTCTGCAAGATCATGCATCGAATTGTAAATACCTTCAAGATAAGTATCATCGTCTGATAGTACTGATGGGGAATCGAACTCTGACTTATCGTAGTTTACCCAACCATCTACCTTACGGATCTTAATCTTGAAGCTTCCGCCTGCCCAGAAATCGAATGGATTCATAGGCGTTTCATCTGCATATTGTGGTTGCATAGCATCCATAATCTTATCAAAGATCTTTTTGCCATACTGATACATGAAGACCTTGCCTTCATTTTCGGGATTAGCTGGATCTGAAACTACTAATACATTTGATACATAATGAAGTCGACGTTTCTGAGTACGTGCTGTTTCTTTATCTGCATCAATACCTGAGTTCCAAAGTTTAGAGTTCATTTCACCAACTGGATCATCTTGACCAATCGATGTAAGAGAACGTTCGATATACCATTTACCAGTTGGACCTTTAAATCCATGATCCCAGTAACGAACCCACGGAAGTTCTTGACCTTCTGCTGCCGGCAAGAATCGGATAACAGCATAACCATTACCCATCTTATCGACAGTTGGCTTCCACATTCGTTCGTCTTTATAGGAGTTTTTTTCGCCGCCACCGACAGACTGTGCTGCGTTAACTAGTTTGTCGATAGAGGTGGATTTGCGTTTAAGTTCTGCGAATGACATTATATTTTCCTCGTATGTCTGAAATATTACTGAATTATTATACCGCATATTTATGCGTTTGTATATCCCTATTTAGGGGTAATTGTTATTTCTTTTACCCTGTGGGTTTGTTGTAGTATCCAATCGATAACCGATACACAGTAATCAATTGACATTTTATTTTCTTTTACCTGTTCAACTCTCGGACTATCAAAATATCCGAACCGAACAATAGTTGTATTAATACCACTATAGAACAGTTGTTCGTTTGCTTTATCAAGAGCAAATTTTTCTATTGCATATGGATGCGGTCTTCTTTTTATACCATCTGATGAATTAGATCCTATATTAATAATACGCTTATTAAGATTTGCAGCATGATATAGAAGTCTTACCTGACTGAAACCGTCATGTTTACAATTAATAAAAATATCACAGTCTTCAAGTTTATCGATACAATTATATTTTTCTGATAAAGCTTTACCTAGACCTCTACGTGTTCCTGTAATATAGAATTTATCCAAAATCTAATGTTGCCTTTTTTGGTAGTAGATTTAGATCCATTGCTTCAACCTCAAGCTTTGACTGTAGTTGTGCCCCGATAAATTTCTTTACATCTTCAGGATCAATACTATTCTTATCACAGATATTGAGTACTGCATCCATATAAGTCATATGATCGTCACGTACTGCTTTTTCTACAAGCTTGGTAAACTCTGCTCTATTGAGAAAATCGCCCATAATATTCCTTTATTATTTTAAATAAAACCATGTAATCAAAGACTCTCTTGTTCCTTTTTCTACTGGCATAACCTGATGGAAAGTTTCTGAACTAAACATTATACTCTCACCAACCTCTAGCTTCGGATTGATAATTTCTTTATCCTCTTTACTTCTGAATAGTACTAAGTCTCCGCCTATAAGGTCATCAGACTCTGATAATAAAGTTACAGAAGTTAATATCCTCCAATCTTTTTTATCGCCTTTTCTGATCTGATCATTATGCTTTTTAAAATGATCCCCAGGACCATAATGAAGATACTGAAGTTCTTTTATCTTCATACTTTCATTAGGATAAAACTCTTCAGCCATAGGAAGAAGTTCACTATAAATGTTTGCCCATTCAGGAATATTCATAGCGGTTACTAAAGTAGATCTATATGAGGTATCGATAGTACTTCCATTGCCGCGCGCAACAGAAGCTTTATGCGTTTTAAAATCTGGGATTTCGTCAATAAGATCTAATAGTGTATCTTCACTTAGTGCCCTTCTTTTAATATAAAGATCTTTCATTAAGAATCACTTACTCTTAGGAGTACCATATCCTTGTTTATTCTGCCAGTAGGTTCAACAGTCTTTGTTGTTAGTGTACGCCAATACTTATCGATTTGTTTCACGGTAGCTGTTTGGAATATACCAAGCATTTCTTCTGGCTTACGAAGTCGTATAGATCTTGAATTGACCTTATCAAAATTCTTAATTGTTGTACCCGAGATTTCAAATCCAGCAGCTGACTGAGTAACAAATTCTGTAATAATACGTTCTTTAACATGGAAGGTGTATAATCTCCGTGATCCAACAAGCTGTATCGGATTAATCGAAGTAAGTTTGAATTCGGCTGACTCTTTTAAATAGTTGACCTTAGCAACTTGTTTGTCTGCCGTTTTTGTACGCTTAACCGAAGTCTTTCTTGTAGCTTTCTTACTAAGGGCATATCTTTTTATATCTTCAATAATTTCTTGTAAGAAAGCCAGGTATTTCTTTCTCTGGGGTACAGACATATAAGAATATGCTTCAACAAGATCCTCTGGCTTATCTCTTACCAGTTCTTCAATCTCTTCCTTTATAGGAACATAGTAATCGAATGTCGCTTTAGCACTAAACATACTTAATCCTGCAAGTTGCATTTCTTTGTACATATTAAAGTCTTTTGCATTCTGCCAATCGTCAATTACCTCGTCTATTGTACCAATAAATTCTGAAGTAATACGCTTAACCCGATCCATAGGAGATATAACAGGTTTCTTTGCTGCCTTAGCATCACTGTCATTCTTTTCAGCTAACTTACGCATTGCTGCATTTCGAACTTCATCGATGTATACCTCTACGCAACGTTTATGATTCCACTTTGGCGGAAACTCTTTTTTCATATCTTCCCAAGCAATCGATGCTGCAGGCCC